GCCCCGCAAACTGATTATTGCTCCTAGCAACCAGTTTGATTCGGTCGGTGTTCCGGATTCCGACTTCACGCATCCATTGGCGGTATTGCCTTGGCTCAACCTCGTAGTTGAATATCACAATGTTGCGGTCGTGGTCGTTGATGCCGTATCTGCCAAGGAATGGCTCATCGTCAGCTAGTGACTTGACGATGTTGTTGATTAGGGTTGTTTTGCCTGACTTGTATTCGGCGGTCAGTGTGATGTTGCCACCTGTCGGGAATAGTTCGTTGATTAGGTATTTGGCTTCCTCATCGGGTTGTTGTAGTTCGATGGTGAGGTTTGGGTGGATTTCTGGCAGTTTGAACTTCGCCAGGTTGTCCTCATCGAGTAATAGTTGCCTAGCAGTCTTGCGAACTTTCTGACTCTCGATTTCGTGCGCCAACAACAGACTGAACCGTTCATCGTTCGGGTCAATGATTTCGCCAGTGGCAGGGTCAATGTGTTCTGGCAGGTCGGGTTCAAACCTTTGCAGTGGTGGGACGCTTTGACCGTCAATTTGCTGGTGTCCGTACCCTTGCGCCATCAGCTGCTTTCTGGCTTGCTGGAATGACACCGTGGACAGGTTGCCGAAGTTGATAAGCGTGAAGGCAGCAAACTTCGAATAAGGCGTTTCAGGGTCGAAGTCGGTGCTGGTGGTGAACACATAGAGATTGTCTGCCTCAGTTCGACCGGTGCTTGCGCCAATGCCGATGTCTTTGCCTGGGCGAATCCACATCTGTTCGCCACCTGTTTTGCGCCATGCCTTTGTCCAACCGAGTGGCAACAGGATGTTGTCCCAACTTTCACGCTGGTTGTAGTCATCGCCTGTGGATAGTGTGCCGTCGGTGTTGTGGTAGCGTTCGCGAATCTCTTGTGGCTCGTGCTTGGGCATCTGGTCGAGTGTCTTAAAGATACGCAAAAAGGCTTCGCGTTCCTCTGGCGTGATGACTGCTATCGTTTTCGGTGTTCCTGATAGGCGTTCCCATGATCCGCCTTCGGGATGGATGTCGCCACTGGTCGGGGATACGACAACGAAACCGCCTTCGCCTCGGGTTTCGAATAGGACTTCGCGACCTGTTGATTCTGCGCCTGGTCGTTGCGCAAGTTTCTGGTTGCCGGTCACAGGCTCGGTGCATTGGTAGAGCCAGTGGTATCCGCCCGAAGGTGTTATCTCGAAGTAGCCGTCACAGATACGATTCCACAACTCGCCAAGTCCAAGGTTGTTGGCGATGTCCTCTGCTTCACTCACTAGGTCAGCTGCCACTGCCCGACCTTCGGCTTCGACCATTTCGAGATTGCCACTGACTGCGCCAGTGATAATGCCTAGCCCTGTGTGTCCGTTGCCGAACCAGTCGATGATTTGTGGCAGGTCGGCTCGCTCGCTTTGGTATTGCTTCCAATTCTCTTGTGGCCGTTTGCCAACTGTCGCTGGCACAACACTGATTCCAGCCTGCGCAAACTCGATAGCCGCCAATAGGTGGATTCCGTTGTGGACTGGTGCTGGCTGTTCGGTCACTCCTGCTCACCGTCTAATGCTTGAATAGTTGGGCAAAACTCAATAACAACCCAGTTTTCATAACCAAGTGCCAGTGAAGTGAGGTCGGAACATCCCTTACACGCTTCAGGCCCAAATCCACCGAGGCTTTTGACAGGCTTGTGCAACGCTCGCACTCGCTCGACTGCCTGAATCAGTTTTAGTTCGGCATCAAAACTCATGACTGCTCACCGCCAGGCAAGTCGAGGCTGTCAATGAGGTCGAGTGTGTTCTGGTGATCCTCACAAACTTTGTCGCTGCCATCGGCGTTGCGTTGTTCATGCTGTTCGAAACATAGGATTGAGATTTCACGCTTGATGAACTCGCGCTGTTCTTGGCGGATGGTGTTGAACACTCCGCCGAAGTCAATCAGGTTGTTGATTTGGTCAGTCATTGGTTTCCTTGCTTTCTATGCGGTCGATGATTCGGGCGACTTGAATTTCAATCTGCTCAGCTAGGCACGATGGACAAAAGTCGCCAGCGCGGTTGCCGTCAGGGCAGGGCATGGTTTCGTTCCATGCGTTGAAAACGATTTTGCGAATTGTCGGTCGCAGTAAGTTCAACAAAGTCATTAGTTGCTCAATTCGTTGCCGGTGAAAACATCGCTGATGATGTCTAAGAACTGTTGACCACTGGGATCGAGGTGGGCGATTGCATCGCGCCAGCCTTGGAAGTAGTCGGATTGGATTGTTGCCTGGTCGGTGACACCGTCAAGGGCAATGTCGAGAACAAGGCGCAAGTCTTGGGCAAGCCAGAATCGAACTTCACTTTCAATGACTTTGGCAACACAGTTGCGACAGGCTTTGACGAATGGCGGATGTTTGTGACCGCAGTCAATGTCCTGCTGCGTACGCATCAAGAATGATGTCTTTCATTGTTTTGCTCATTGGGTTTCCTTTACTTATGAAGGGACTGGCGGTGGCTCGGCAGGGATACCACCGCCAGTCGGGTTGCCTACAACGCCACCCCTAGAGAGTTGCAGGCAAGTCGGTTACTTCTTGGCAGCCAACTGCGCTAGGGCAGCGGCAATGGCTGGGTCGTTCACATCAGCTACGCCAGCAAGTGCTGACAGTGCCTCTGCCGATAGCCCACCGGCGGTTGGTGCTGGTGCTGGCGTTGCTGGTGCTGGCTGTGTCAGTCCGGCGGTTGCCTTGGCGGCTAGGTAGGTGGTCGCTTTGGTCACTGCCGTTGCATCGGTGGTCGCATCGTTAAGAATCCAAGGCGCAGACCTTCCTGGCTTGGCGATACCTTGACCGACTCGCGCAAGTACCTGTGCACCGATGTTGGCTTTGAGGCTGGTGATGATTGCCTTGTTGTATAGCTCAACATCCTCATATTCCTCATTGGTGTCTAGGTCAACGACTGTTGCCTTAATTACTGGGATTTCACCCCACGGCTTTTCCATCGACTCAATGAACTCGACTGGTGTGAAAATGCAAAGGTGTCCGATTAGGTCGGCAATCTTTACAAAGTCGCCACTTGTGGTGGCTGGTGGTGTGAAAGTCATGGTGACTTCCTTTCTTTTCTGTTGGGTTGTGCCACTAGCGGTCGCCAGTGGTGGTTTGTGGGTTAGAGGTCGTCATCCTCTGTGTCGATTTCCTCGCGGTTGTAGAACTCGTTTTTTGCTTTGCGCTCTGCATTGAGTTCGTCAATGGTTTTCCAGCGTTCCCAATCGAACGGTTTCTCTGGTGCTTCCTCGCTGGCGTATTCCTGCCAAGGATCAACCTCGGTGTTGTCGCGATAGGCGCGAACCACTTCAACTGCGAGCAGGATTGTTAGCAAAAGTGCTGCGCCACTTATTGCACCGAAAACAAAGATTGCGATGAGTTTTGCGAGAATCATTTGCCGGCACATCCTTTGGTTAGGTCGTCACTGTCTGGCGTGTACCAAGGGCAGTAGTTGCATAGGCGCGATGGTTCGATTGGAATGATTGACCAGTTCTCTGGGTTGTCCTCAACATCGACTGCGGTCAATAGTGTGATTAGGTCATCCATGCGCGACATCGCATCAAGGGCAATCTGCTCGTTGTAGTCGCCAACCCAGACATGAATCCCCGAGAGCATTCCGCCTAGGGGATAGAACGCCAATGCCACTTGCTTAACTTCGTGACCTTGCTGTTCGAGTCCATAGGCGTAGATGTGCAGCTGAACAATCTGCTGATGTGTTGGGCCTTCCAACTTGCGTGCCTTCATCGAGGTCGCGCCAACACACTTGTGATCGATGACAATGCCGTTGGCTACATCGAACAGGTCAACCGTTCCCGATAGTCCAGGTCGCGCAGTGACTCGGTGTTCAACCAAGAACTCGCCTTCATCGGTTTCCCCGAACGCTGTCGCCAACCATTCGTGAATTGCTGTTCCGCTAATAGCAGGCCAAGGGTCGCTGAATGAATTGACCTTCGGAACTTGAATCAGCTTGTAAGCCAACTTTCGAAGGCAAGGTTCGCCGACTTCACTAGGGCCGATGTTGACTTGCAGACTGCGTGGCTTGTTCGAATCACTGTTGCGAATGATTCGGGCAATGCGCTGCTCAAGTTGTTTCGCTGGTGTCGCTGGTGCTTTGAACTCAGGCATTGTCATCCTCGACTTGCCATTCCTCGATGTCGGGAATTGATGGCTGACCAACGGTCAATGGTTCGCAGGGCATAACACTCACCACTGCTCACCGCCGTCAAGCAGTGTGAATCGGCGTGACTGACTGCGAACCTCGAGTAAGTCCAGCACCTGCTGTGGCAGCACCTCACGAGCCTTCTTGATGTCGATGCGACTGGATTCGACCAGCGACCACTTCACCGCCGGTGCGCCATTGACAGTGCCGATGATGGCATCGCCTAACGCTGACTTAATGCGCTCGGTGAGAATGTCTGCCTGCTCTTGCAGTTCGCCAATCTCTGCCTTGACTCGGCGCAGTCGTGCGATGTCAGCTGCAACGGCTGGGTCGAAATCGATTTCCTCAGGATTGATTTGCAGGCTCATAGTTCGATTCCCATTTCCTTTGCTAGTTGTGTGCCAATCGGGGTTTCATCCCACGAGTCGGTTTTCCATTGCGCTTTTGCTTGCTTTCGTGCATTCACTACCTGCCATCTGCCAACTGCGTAGGCGATGACAATTGCTGTGATCCATGCGATTGAGTTCATTTCTTGTCCTTTGCTTTTGCTCTGTCTTTTCTTGTTTTTGAGATTTGAGGCGGCCAACCTGCGCGTTCAAAGTGCAAATACCGGTCATAAGTCTTGGTCGAGATGCCAACATCAAGGCACGCTCGCTTTATGTCCATGCCCATCGCCATCGCTTGGCGAACCGAATCCAACTTCGCCTGGCGCATTGCAGACTTCGACTGATTGCCGTCAGTTGCTTGGCGTTCCTCGGGCAGTAGACCGCCCCAGATGCCGTCACCAATGCCGTTGTCCAAGGCGAATTGCAGACAGTCCACTTGATGGATACAGATACCGCAGAGAGTTCTGGCGATGAAGGTGTCCTCTGTTCGAACCCCAACATTTCGCAGCCCTTCGGGAAACCATGTGTCAGGTTCAAATGAACTCTTGGCGCATTGAGCTTCGGGGAAGTTAGGCAGTGTGAGTGCGAACTGTGTAAATGGGTCATGGCTCATTTGCCCCTCAGCAGTTCCGCCATCCGCCACAGTGGCAAGATTGCCCACCAGTCGCCGACTCGGGATGCGCCAACGCCGTTCGGCTTGACCACTAGGAACGCTTTGGTTGCCTGCGCGTTCGTTGCCTCAACTTCCAACTCGCGAAGCCATGCCGGAATTGCGTAGGTTCGTTGGTTCTTGATCTCGATGACGACATTGCGAATGCCAGTGACATCGCCTTTGTCTAGGACTCCGCGTAGTGGCGAACGGTCAGCATCAGGAAAGCCGTTGGCTTTCAGATAGTTGACCACCGCAGTTTCCGCAGCAGTTCCCTTGGCGCGTTGCTTGCTCACTTCTTTTCTCGCAGTTTGCTGACCTCATAGGACAAGTCGGCGTTCTGTGTTCGTAGTCGGCGCAGTTCCTGCAATAAACCGCTCAGGATTTCGCGGTGTTCCTTTTGTAGCTTCTCGATGCGCTGGTTGAATAGAACGCTTGCTAACAGCCAGACAACCGCGAAGGCGACCAGGGTTCGAATTAGTAGGTCGTTGTAGTGGCTCATTACGCACCACACCTGTCGCAAGTCCAACGACTCAAGCGTTGTGACCACTTTGCTGGCCATAGGCAGTCGCCACAGAGTTCGACTGCGAAGTCTGAAAGTGCCTTGTTTACGGGGAAATCTGACACTGGTACAAAGTTTGTATAAGTGTTTTCTGTAATCGCTTGCATTTCGATGTCCTATCTGTGTCTAATACAGATGCGACATGAAACTGCTCTAAAGCACCTAGGTGCAACTTGCTAGACTTTGTCATAAAGTCTTACAAGTTGTAAGAAAACGATTGCCTCCAATCGCCTTCTCCTTTAAATTAGTTTCTTGTTGCATCAACTAATACCGAGGAGGTATTGAAAATAGATGGTATTCTCATCAATAATCAAAAGTCAAGGAAGTCGGTCACGACACGCCGAAAGGCAACAGACTTCTTTTCAGGCAGTCTTGCAACAGTTGTCTGACTATCACGATCTAAAAGGGCATTCGCCCAGCACTAAACGCCAAGCATTGCAAGTGATTCAGCGATTGGGCAAGCATCCGAACGAGGTCACAAAGATGGATTTGGTCAGCCAACTGGCCAAGATAAACAAGGCATCGTCAAAGTCAACTGCCCGAATGCAGATGCGCTCGGCGTTCGCCGCACTGTTCGAGTTGGGGTTGATTGACAGTAACCCTGCCGAGAATCTGCCGACCTTCAAAAAACCTCGCAGTTCACCGCGACCATTGACTGATGGTGAGGCAACGGAGTTGATTCATAACTCGCCAGAACCATTGCGCTCAATGTTCATCCTTGGTTGTTTTGCCGGACTTCGAGCGATGGAAGTCGCTGCCATTAAGGGTTCGGATTTGTCGTTCACTGATGGTGGTTATCAGCTTCGAGTCATTGGCAAAGGAAAAACTGATTTCACTATTCCTGCACATCCAACAGTTGTGTCGGTAATCATTGGCGCAGATACTGACGGTCAACTTTTCCCTGGCATGACCGCCGATGCTGTCACTTCCAAAACTCGCCGTCATATGAAAAAGGTTGGCATGAATAAAACTTTCCATTGTTGCCGTCACTATTTTGCAACTACCGCGTTGAAGGTTTCAGGTGGCGACATTCTTGCCGTCAGGGATTTGATGCGCCACCTCGATGTTTCAACTACTCAAGTTTATTTGAAAGTTGCTGATGGTCGCGGTGCTGAGATTCTGGGTATGTTCAAGACACCAGCGCAAGTTGATGGTTAGGATTCTGGCATGGGTATCTTTTCAAAAAAAGCAACGCCAAGCAATGTTGATGTTGACTTGGCCTATCAGTACAAGCAAACAACTGGCCTGGTTCTTGTCCTTGGTGACAAGAAGCCAACGGTTATGTCGGGCTATCCGGAACACCGCCCAGCCTTGCGCAAAATTATGAGTAGTAAACAAAGGCATGACGATGAAACAGTTGTTGTTCCTGTCGTAATTCGTTTTGATACTGCCTCGCCATACAAGGACAGTGTTGGCGTTTATTTTGCTGACTCTTTAGTTGGCTGGGTGATTAAGGATGAGGCTGTCAGATTAGTTGACAAACTTCGAGCTGATGGCAGGCGAGGTGTTGGAATCCTTGGTGAACTTTACTTAGATCAAGGCGATGAAAATGACCAAGTAATTTTTCACGAATTACTTATCTTTGCCTAGACAAAACAAAAAACCCCGACAACCGTTGTGGCTGTCGGGGTTTTGTTATTTAGTTTTAACTGGTGAACCTTGTCAGAAAGGACAAGAGCCAAGGCCCACCAGATTAGTTTGCTTCGCTGAGGCACTTCCCAACACCTTTTGCGACAGTTCCAATCCTAGTCGGTGGGTGCGATTGTCAGATTGGTTCGTCAGGAACAGCGCACTCGCCAGCCCCTGCGAAGTAGGCTGCGCCGTCAACGAAGTGGTCGCGATCCAAACTTGCTACACAACGAGCAAGTTTCATTCCTGCCATACACAGTGCCACCTGATGCGGTTGGACTTCGATGCCGAGAATCACTGACCAGATTTTGGCAATGTTGGTGTGATTGGTTACGAAATCGCCAGCCTTGCGGTTGCGGTCGCCACTTGTCAGTTCGATTGCTTCTTGCAAAATGTCAATTCGGTTCATCTGTTTTCTCCTGCCAGAACTACGAGGTCGCGCCTCGGGTCGTATCCATCGCCAACAACAAGTGACACAATGCCGGTCGGGGATTCCAAACCTCGAGTGTTCCTGAACCAAGGCGAGCCACCATCCATCGCTGGAGTTTGAATCCATAACCTCGGGCCGACTTGGCTGACTTTGTAGTGGTGGAAGTGCGCTGAGATAAGCACATCGCAACCGCCAACTGGCGTGCGACCAGTTGCCTGCCCTTCCCACCATTTCGTCATGTCGCGTGCCTGATGGCCATGCACAAAGCCAACCATTGAGCCTGACAGATTCATCGCCAGTGCTAGATTGTCGCGCTCGGGAAATCTGAACTGAACATTAGCAAGGGCAGGATTCTCAGCGCAAGCATCCGCCACAGCTGAGACAATTTCAATCTGCCATGAATCTATCGGATCAGTGAGAACAATCCGATGAGGTTCATCATGGTTGCCTGGCACGACTGGCACAATCACAGTCTCAACCAGTGGCGCGAAATTCTTAATCCAATTCAGCAACACTCGCCGACCAATTCGCACCTGCTCAGTCACCGACAAATCCGAACGACCTAGGACTCCGCCTCGCTGGCTGGTGCTTCCCTCGATGCAATCGCCAAGTTGTGGCAAGACAACTTGACCAATGTCTCTGCCGGTCTTGGTCAATTCCTTGAATCTGGCAAGGCTAGCCTCAAGACCTTCGCCCATACGCCTCATAGTGCCTGCTGTGCCGTCACCAGCATCCTTGCCATACTGAGTGTCACCAACGCAAAATAAACCCGACAGCGAGCCTGTGAGGGCCTTCTGTCGGGTTTGTGGTCTCCATTTGCCAAGTGCCTGAATCAGGGCTTCGGCATCTTGCATAAGGGCAGTGCTGGTGGCTTGGGCAGGCGCAAGGGTTACGCGAGCGGCCTCAAGC